AGAATGCCAAGAAAGACCCTAAATTTATCGAAGAAGTGAAGAGGTCGATTGAACCTGCAATTCAACTGACCACTGAACAGAAACTTCAAGCTAGACTGGACGAACTTGCTGTCAGAGCCAACAAACTGGAAGCTATGGACACACTTCGTAAAGCTGGATTAGGGGATGAGGCCATTCAATCCATCATAGAGGATGCTGAACTTGACATTGTATCTCCCGATAGGGACAAGACACTCGCTCGTGTAAGCAAGCTGGGTGAATTGTTCAAAAGCTCTTTGGAGAAGTCGATTGCTGAGCAGACCAAGAAGGCAACTGCTGGAATCCAGACACCAAAGACTGCTGTGCCCGTAAATAAGGCATTTAAGGACATGACTTTCGAGGAACGTGCCGAGCTCAAGAAAAAAGACCCAGCACGATTCGAAAGAGAACAAAAGGCACTGTCCTCTAAGATTTAAGGAGACCCACCATGGCTAGAACTGGTACTTTTGGCGATTTTTACTTTGACCCCGAAGTGTTCACTGGATACATTTCGGAACGTGACCCCATCAACTCCCTGTTGATTTCCTCGGGTGTCGTAACCCCTGCCCCTGCTAGTGTAGCGTCTGCTCTCTCTAGCGAGAACAACGTCGTGACCATTCCGTTCTACATCCCCTTTGAAGGTGATGCACTGAACTACGATGGTATAGAGAACAACGTTCCACAGGAACTCGAAGGCAAGAAGATGACCGCCATGGCGTTCCGTCGCATGAAGGCGTGGAAGGAGAAGGACTTCACCCACGAGCTCACTGGAGCCAATGACCTGTCGAACGTTGCCCGTAAGATTGGCGACTATCAAGCAAAGCAGAACCAGAAAACCTTGCTCAAGATTCTCGGTGCTCTGGAGGGTGTTGCTGATTTCTCCACTCACGTCAACAGCATTGCTCGTACAGACTCTGGTACCGTCGAGTCCACTCATAAACTGGGCATGGACAATGCAATCAAGGCAATTCAAGGTTCCTTGGGTGACCATTTTGATGAACTCAAGGTTTGGTTCATGCACAGTGCTGTGTATGCTGACCTCGTTCGACAGGGAGCCGCTAACGACGTGAACATCAAGGCTGGTGCGATTGTCACCGACCCGTTCTCTCGTTCCTTCCTCGGTAAGCCGGTTGTCATCGACGACACTATGACCGTTGTTTCTAATTCAGACAGTGGTCTGAACGAATACCACACCTACCTGTGCGGTACTGGTCTGATTATGACCGCTCCTGTTCGGATTGATACCCCGAACTATGTCGATTACGACCCCGAGACCGCTGGCGGTGTGCAGAAGCTGTACTCCAAGTGGGGCAGATTGCTTCACCCGTACGGTTTCTCTTTCGCAGTGGACAGCGTAGTAAGAGAGTCCCCGACCGATGCAGAACTTGGTACGAGTGACAACTGGTCTATGGTGTATGACACCAAGAACATCCCGCTGGTGGCGTTCATCAGCAACGTATCGGCATAAGGAGTATCCCATGGCAAAGATTGGTGATTTGTTTATGAAGGATGGGGTCGCCTATAAGGTGACCGCTGTCCCTACCGAAGAGGGTGGAACGTATTCAGTGCTTGCAGTGCATACGAAAACTGTCCCCTTGGTAAAAACAATCACTTCGAGCCAGTCTACTATGAACCTCGTTCCCAGTGGTGATGTCATCACTGGGATTGCCGAGGATGACCTTGGAACCCCCGTCGGTCACAACAGTGCTATTGCACAGACTGTCCCCGACGGTAAGGTACGAGTCATCTTTGACGGCAATGGTGGTAGTACGACTGCTTCTCAAGTGATTGATAAGGGTGACAAGGTTACTGCTCCTTCCAATCCTACTCGCACTGGATACACCTTCGCTGGGTGGTATCAAGACGCAAAAGGCACTGGAAGTGCATTTAACTTGGCTACCAAGACGTTTGCAGTAGACACGTACTGTTACGCCAAGTGGACAATCAATACCTACACTGTCACTTATGTCAGCAACGGAGGCTCTCCGGTTAATTCAGAGACGGTGAATTATGGTAAAGCATTTGCCAAACCTACTGACCCGTCCTATGATGGACACATATTCGCTGGATGGTATACTGACGATGGGGTGTTCGATAATCTTTATGATTTCGCTACGCTGGCTACCGAGGACATCATCCTCTACGCCAAGTGGAATGAAGCGGTCACCGTGACATTCGACAGTAAAGGGGGTAGTACCGTTGAAGCACAGGTCATCGTAAAAGGTGGAAAGGCTACTAAACCAACCGACCCCACACTTGAAGATAACGTGTTTGCTGGATGGTTCTACGACGACGTAGATTTCACTGATGAGGTTGACTTCTCGGTAGATATCTTTGAAGCAGACGACACCTTGTATGCCAAGTGGACACCTGCTGAGTAAGGAGTAGATTATGGCACAGATTTCCAAAGGTGTGAGGCTGGGATACGGACAGATGAGCGGTGAGAGCCGTCCATCTACCCGTACCTATCTTCCCGACCTTACAGGAATACCTGCTCTTGGTTCAGCACCGAGCACACATGATGTGACTACACTCGATGACAATATGCACGTGTATATCAAAGGATTGACCGATGTGGGAGGCTCCATGGAGTTTCCAGCATTGTTCACACCTGCCATTATTGATGCGATTGACACAGCTCTCGGGCTTGCCAACCCATTGGAATGGTGTGTGGAGTTTCCCTATCCTCTTGGTAAACGTGCGTACTTCATCGGTGAAGCAAGCAAAGTGTATAATGAATCGGTGGATGTCGATGCTCCTCTCACGGGAACGTTGGCGATTGTACCTAAGACAGAGATTCGATG